ACTGGAGTTTCGCGGGCCTTTATGATTTCAATGCCTGTCTTTTGCTTGATCCAGTCGATATCGATCTCATAGTACTCTGCGAACTTCAATATCCAGTCAACCAGCTCCGCAGTATCTTCATTTGGCACAAACTCGAAAGTAAGATCACCTTTGAGAAACCCGTGCTTTTTCAGCGCCGGAATTGTGATGTTATTCCAATACTCCTGCAAGGTTGCCATGTCTGATTTTTGCAGCAGCCAAAGCATTTCCTGTGCCGTCTGATCTTTTGACCTGCTGCCGTTCTTGGTGTCCTGCCCGATAATGGCACCGGCTATAACGAGGCAGATCTCATCGCGGCAAAGGTCTATAAGGTTCTTGTAAACATCGCCATTGGTAGCTACGCCCTGCGCCCATTCAAACTTTTCATCCTCATCAATAATGAACCATGCAGCAGCGCCCATGTCTTTCATCATTTTTTGAGCCCGGTTCAACATGGTTTTGTCCTGGGTATTGGTAGTCAGTACACGCGGCGGGATACCGTAGATCTCGCATAGCTCAGACCAGCAGCTTTGCGCGAAGCGTTTGAATAACACATGCGGTACCGTTTTATTAAGCAGGCCGATGTCTTTACTATTGTATTCAAGCAGCCAGGTGCCATATTCCGGCATCTCACGGTATTTGATCACATTTACATCATCATAGTAATCGGAATAAAACAGTCCGGTCTGCGGCACGATATTGGTACGTGGGATACTATCGCCGATCATGAAGGGTTTGCCGTCTACGGTTTTACCTATACTCAGCTCGACTACACTATATCCTAATAATATCGACTTGTACTTTTCCCAATTGGCAAAACGGTAGAACGGCATATTTTTAAGGATGGACTTTTGCTCCTCATTATTGCTTCCATCCGGGTTCTTAAGATTAAAGTCCAGGCTGAAAAGACGATGCCCCCTGTTCTGGTACTGCGAAAACAACATTGCATCGATCAGGATCTCGTTATACAACAGCTGTATCATCCAGTTTTTAGGCTGCATGTATTGATATTGATCGATAGAAGCATTCCAGTTCTTGATATCCTGCCGGGTTCTGAATATCGATTTAACATCATAATCCAGATATCGCTTTTTGGTGTCGTCGGTAATGATGCCCTGTTGCTTCTGGCTGGCAGCCAGGCTTACTAAATCAACAGGCTCCGCATATTGCGTAGTGTCTACCGGTGTTGACGATCCGCCAAGCCAATTTTTTATAGTGGTTATTAATTTCATGCGATTAAAGGTTATTCGTGATTAAATTTTCGCCTGCTGCCCAGATAGAATGATTCCTTCTCTTCCGGGGGCGCGGTTGTAAGCCTGGGGAGTGTACTGCTATTGGTTACGCCTGATGCCAGATCCTTGAGATCGCCTTCGGCGCGGTCATACCTGTCCTGTACATCTTTATAATCTGCTCCGATGTTGTACAGCTCACAGATGAAATAAAGCGTGATAGATTTAACATAGCCCAGTACCAACAAGTTCCTGGCGCTGCCTTCAGCCGCAAAAATTGCAGGAGCATCGTAAAGGATACGGCCATCGTACCACTCCATCTTATCATTTGGGGTAAGGATATTGGCTGCTTTTTCAATGGCTTTCGCAATGGCCTCTTCAACGATGCCGTCATCCGCTGCGGTAATAGCGTCAAGCTCATACAGCCTGATCACGCTTTTAAGTTCTGATTTTACTAAGTATGCCATAGTTAAAAATGATTGTTAACCCGCTCGCCGAAGGCGTACGAGGTTTTTTGTTTACGTGTGCGTTTGTTGAGGTAGGCAATTGCGCCGTGTGTAGCATCCGGGCCATCATCGTTAGCCTGGCTTCCCTTTTCAAATGCAAGGAACTGATCGATAAGGCGCTGCTGATCCTCTGTTTTGAGGGATTCATTAAAATAAACGTTGTGGCGTTCAAAGTGCCCGGCAAGGCTTTCTATACGGTCGAACTTTTCAGCCTTAGGGCGTTTATCTGCTACTACCGGGATATAGTACCCGCGCTTTTCACCTTCCGTATCGAAGTCGCTTATAAACTCGTCCATAGCAAAAAGGCCCTCTATCAGGTAGCGTATATTATGCTTGTCAAGCTTATGCTTTTCGTAGCGGTCATAAAGCCAGATAGCCGCATCCGCGCGGCTTTTGCGCCTTAAATAGGTGAGTATGATGTGAAACTCCTTATCCTTTTTGCCGACCATGACAAGCGCCTTATAATCACCTTTATCTTTGTAGGATAAATCACCATACAGGCACAGCGCATCATACTCTTTCAGCCGGTGAGGGACGCAGTAAAGGATATCCTCATATTTGAAAATGGCACCATCTTCGATATGGACATGCATATATTCCCGCATGAAAGAGCGGTAAGGCATGTTTTCAAACTTCTCACGCCAGTATTCAGCGGAGGCCTTCTCAGGCCAGTTCGGCTCGAAGGTTACCAGGCTCTTTACAGCACATACCGTACTCACCTCATATTTTATACTTCCTGCCTTGTCGAGGTTACCGCGTGCCCTGGTATGCACGCCCCGGCGCTCTTCCTTCTGGCGCTGCTTTACGGACACGAAGTATTCTTTTAGCCGATTGGTAATGCTGTTTTTGTGGAAGTTGTTATTCGCATAGATAAAGCGTTCGGTTGCGTCCTCGTCGGTATCAAAGCATCCCCATACGTCTTCTGTAATAAAATCAATGGCCTCGCGCATCATGCGGTCATTGTTCACGTGACGCTTGCTGTCTACGTCATCCACGACGATGTAATCGGGCCTTTCGCCCTGCTCCCTGGCTCCCCTGGGGTTTTGCATGAAACCAAGCGACATAAAGCGCACGCCGTCTGTCGTAGTAAAGTCGCCTTCAGCCCAGTTGCCATGATGGAACTTTTCACCGTAATCGTTCCTTAGCCGCTTGTTGTGCTGTAGCTGGCTTTGAATTCCGGAAAGCAAGGCAGCGGCTTTGCTTTCCGTTTCGCCGATCAGCAGCATGAAACGCAGATCGTTCTTTACCAGGTACAGGTATAGCGGGATACCCATATCAATATGCACAGATTTAGCAGCCGACCTGAACCATTCAGCCAGGCACCTGATGCGCCTGTTGTTGATGATCAGCGCAGCAAGCCATACATGGAACCATGCGCATTTCTTTTTTGCAAAGTTTGGAAAGTTGTATTCAAACCATTCGCCGTAGCTCGCCTCCTGTTTGCGTATCCTGGCGAGCTTGGCCTCGGGCTTTTCATGAATATCGAATTCCGTTGCCTGGGCTATCATCGCACAGTGCTTGTCGTAGTCAGAGAGCAGCTTGAGGTATTTCCTGTTATCTACACTCATGATATTTCGAGGTTAATACGGTGCTGTAAATAAGCCTTATGAAACGGCGTACACTGAGCAGCGAACTTAGGTTCAGTCTGGCTGATGAAGTTGTCAAGCTCGACCAATACGCGTTTTACCACGAAGGCATCAAGCTTTTTATCAAGCCTGTCGAGCGCAGCGTTTAGTTTGGAGATCGCATCAGCGTTCAGCTTGGCATCATTGCCCTGGGCGACACTCATTAATTCCTGCTGCAGCAGCTGCTTGATCTTTACCGGAGACGAATGGTAGTCAACTCTTTTTTTATCCCATTCAAATTTTTTAGCCCAGGTGCTTACCGTGTTTGTAGTGACATTGAATTTCTCGGATATCTCCACCTGCGTGCAGTCCGCATGCTCTATAAACCAGTCCTCTGCATGTTGCCTGATATTGTCTTTTGTAGCCATTAAATTTCTTTTTGCATCAGCAAAAATCCCCCTTAAACAGCTCGTAAATAAATAGTTAAGCAAGGTTTGCACACATATTCGGACTGCCTTAAAGATGCTTGCATCTTTGTCTCAACAACAACGAAAAATTCAAAAACACATGCCTGTATTTGTATGGAATGATGAGACGGTAGTTAATAGTTACGGCTTCCGTACGCTGAATGGCGGGATCAGTTTAAAGCGTTTTTCGGGTAACCCGGTAATGCTAAACAGCCACGTCAATACTACGAAGATGACACTGGGCACCTGGAAGGACTGGAAAGTAGACGGCTTTAAGCTTCAGGGCGAATCTGTATTTGACAGCGTGAGGGACGATGTAAAAGAGGTTGAAGGTCAGGTTGACCGAAACGTGATCAAAGCCTGTTCAATGGGGCTGGGGATTGATTGGGACGAAGATACCTGGCAAAAGGCACCGGATGGTGTTTGGGATCTGGTTAAATGTGAGCTCATGGAAGTCTCCATTTGCGCCGTTCCCAGTAACTCAGGCGCGCTTGCTCTTTATGACAAGGCAACTGGTGAGCTAATCGCCGAAAACCAGATCAGGCTTTCTGTTCAGAATTTATCAGCAAACGATTTAAAAATTAATACTCCTAAGATGGAAAAAATCATTTTATCATCCGCAGCAATAGCGGTACTGGTTGGGTTGAGTATCACGAAAACCGACGATGTTCTTGAGATCAGCAATGCTGTTGTAAAGCTAAATGCTGATAAAACTACTGCCGAAGCCAAGGTAATCGAATTGCAGGGAAAGCTTGACAAGCAGGCTAAGCTTCAGGCTGAAGCCCTTGTAGATGGCGCTATTGCCAATGAGCAATTGCTCGCCGGGGATCGTGAAGAATGGCTTGAGCTTGCTGTGGCAAATTATAGCCTTGCTTCAAAGCAGATCGCTAAAATTCCCGGAAAAGTTAGTCTGAACGGCAGGGTGAATAACTCTGAGGCTGGCGATGCCAAGATCAAAACCGTGGACGATTTTGAAAAGCTAAGCTATACAGAGCAACTGGCGTTCAAAAAAGACAATCCGCAAGCTTACGCTTCCCTGTTCGCCAAATAAGCGAACGGTCGAAACAAATAGATTTTTAATACCCCGAGAATTTTTAATAACTAAAACAAAGAAACTATGCCAGCGAATTTCCCCGAAATGTGGGTAAATAGGGTTGAGATAAACCTTACCACTGCTGATAATGCCCCCTGGTTGGACGGCATAACCGAACTTGATACTGCGATCATTGAGGTGGGCTCAGGATCTGCCAGCGAACAAAACCTGATCCATATCCCGACTACGGATTTTGAGGTTGATATCCTGATCAACAATACCGCCTACCCAATCGCAGTACAGCAGTACACAGATGATGCTGTAACGCTGCAGCTGGACAAGTACCAAACGAAGGTAGTGCCGATCAGCGATGATCAGGCGTCAGGTGCTTCATACAAACGTATAGATGCTGCTACCTCCCTGATGACCCGTGGTATTTTGATTTCAAAGTACAAAAAAGCGATTTACTCAATTGCTCCGGCAGCGAACACTGCAAATACGCCAGTACTTAAAACGACCGGTCGCAGTGGCAAATTCAAAGCCGATGGAACTGAGATCATCCTGAAGGATGGCGACAGGCTGATCTTGGTTTATAAAGATCTTGTTGATCATAAAGATCAGTATGACAAGATGGAGGTGCCGGAGATCGGTCGCCGCCTGGTATTATGTACAGATCATTGGAATGATTTGTTACTGGATCGTGATCGTTTCGGTGATCTGTTGATCAATTATACCAAGGGCTCACCGGTTCCGATGATAGCGGGTTTTGAGCTTTATCAGTATATAGCCAATCCATCTTACAATGGAGATACTCTCGCCAAGCTTGCTTACGGTGCTGTACCTTCTACCGGACAATACAAGGCCTCTGTTTCTTTCTATACGCCGAATATTGCCAAAAAAACGGGTTATACCCGCCAGTATTTCTTACCGGCTACGCTTAATCCCGCAAATCAGAGCAATGACCTCGCGTACCGCCATTACTTCATGGCTGTTCCAAAAAGGTCTAAGTACATCGGTGCAATTGTTTCGACATACGCACCGGTTGCCGCTTAACCCTCGATAAACATACCCCAGACAGATAGCAGATGCAAACCGCCGCCCCGCCAACGCGGGGCGGTATTGAAAAGCCTTCGGATCAATGAACCATTTAACCCGACTATTGAAAACTTTTGATTACCACTCATTGACTGAGTTTATGCATAGCCTGGCACCAAGTAACAGGTATGGCTTTACAGCTCAGCTAATGATTATTACCGTTACCTGGACAGCGGTTGATAAAGTGTTCGGGCTTGACCAGGCTGGCTTCATTGCGCTGCTCGTCATCTTCCTGACAGAGCTGATCAGCGGGATATGGGCGGCAAGGGTTCGCAAGGAGCCGATCAGCAGCATCAAGCTGTCCAGGTTCAGTCTTAAAGTCGCCTGTTACCTGGTGATGATCGGCGTGAGCTACTCGCTTTATCAATCATTCAAGGGGCATAATGAGGAGGTTGCCGGATGGGCTTTTAACTGGCTGCACATTGTCCTGGTAACGCAGGTAGGCTTTGAAAACACGATCAGTATACTTGAAAACATCGCTACCATAAACGGGCGCGAAAAGGATGCCATCGTAACCCGGATCACTAACAAGTTTAATTCACTATTTAATTCATAATCATGAAAAAATTGATCTTCTTTTTTGCCCTTGCGCTTCTATCTTTTGGCGTTAAGGCACAGGCAAACCTTAAAAATTTACAGTCAGACCAGGGCGTACACAAAGCGGGTTTGGATACTGTTTCTAACGCTGGTAGCGTATCGCAGGTTCTACAGATAGGCGGGTACCAGGATCTGATCACCATTCAGGCAGGTGTAACCAAACTAACCGGAACGCCGGGCGGATCTGTAAAGCTTTACGGTTCGGTAGATAATATCAAGTATGACTTTGCTACTACCGCTACTGACACCCTTGCAGTTGGTAATGTAACGCCATTGCAGGTTAAAACGTGGGTAATTACACCGTCAAGGTTCCAGTACTATAAAGCAGTATTTAAGGGTACCGGCACTCAATCCTCAACCATTGTAACCACTGCCATGTGGCGTATTAAATAAAATAAATGCAGGTATCAACATTAGGCATCAGCCTGGTTAAAGGCTTTAAAAGCATTGCGACGATAGCGCATACCCAAAGTGTCGGAGGCCTCGAATTACTCAAAGGATTTGAAGGATGCCGCTTAAAGGCATATCAGGACACAGCGGGTGTATGGACAATAGGCTGGGGTAATACCTACATAGGTGGTAAGCCGGTACTAAAAGGGCAGGAATTGCCGAACGTAGCCGCGGCCGATTCGCTGCTTTTGCAGAGCCTTAAAAGCCGCGAGCTTCAGGTAAATACCCTGGTGAAGGTGCCATTAACACAAAACCAGTTTGATGCCCTGGTGAGCTTTCAGTATAATACTGGTGCATTGTCCGTAAGCACTTTGCTTAAAAAGCTCAACGCCCGTGATTATGGAGGTGCGGCAGATGAGTTCCTGAAATGGAACAAGATCACCAAAGACGGCAAAAAGGTGATATCTGATGTGTTGGTAAAGCGCCGTGAAAAAGAACGCAGATTATTTGTAACCAGGTAATACTATGAAGATAAAAGATTTTATAAGCAAGGCATGGTCGGCTATTGCTGGTTGGTTCAGCGCTAAGGTTGAAACTATTCCCGCTACGGTTACCGTGGACGAGATAGACAATGTGATCAACATCGTTGAAAACATCAAAAAGGCGGTTAACTCGCCGTTTGCGGTACTGGCTACAACGCTGATCCCCGGAACCATCGATGATGCCATCAGGACGAAGCTTGCAGACTTTCTGCCTAAGCTGCTGGCAGGCCTCACGTTCGCAAAGGATAGCAATGTCACCTATAACAGCGAAACGGTGCTTGATGAACTCATGAAGAAGATAAAGTTTTCTGATAAAGAAGATCAGGACGCACTTTATCACAGTATGGCTTCAAGGCTGCTGATCATCGTAAGCGATGGCCGGGTTACCTGGACAGAAGCAATCGGGGCCGTAGAGTACTACTTTAAGAACATCTTTTTAAAAGCAGTTTAAACAATATTTAAAACAGCGGGCAGGTCAACACCCGGAAGAGCCCCCAGGGGCCGCGAAACAACTTAACCAGGACTTAAGCGCCGCTGTTTTTTAACGTTAAATTTTTGAAACCAATGGATAAAGAAAAGAACATCAGGCGGGCGATAGAGATCTTCGCCGCCCACTCCGGCAAGGATGAAGTTTACTTCGCCAGTGATGGTCAGGCTTTCTTTAACGAGAGCGACCGCAACAATCACCTGAAATCATTAAAGGATAAATCGACACAGACAGTCCTCCGTGAGGATGTGCAGCCGAACAAGCCTGAAGCTGATAATGACGACATCGGTGATGATGATCTGAATGGTGATGGCTTTGATGGCAAGGAGAAAAAGCAGGAGATCAAAATTAAAAAAGAGCCCAAAGAAAAACCGGAAAAAGATCCTAAAGAAAAAAAGGAAAAGTCAACAGAGGGAGTAACTGAAGCGGGGAAAGCCGATGACAAAACCGAAGCTGATAAAGCGGCAGATGCCGATGATTCCAAAGGCAGCGACGAAAGTGCTGATAAGGATGATTCCGCCTCCGAGCCCGCTGCCGGTGACCAGGCCTAAGCCTGAATAACACGACACAATCAACTCCCTGCCCTCGGTATAACCAAGGATAGGGTAATTAAGATACCCCATTAAAAATACGTTATGTCAACTAAACAAATCAGCTACTCGCTATTAAGCATAAAAGATGGTGAGATTCCCGACGAGGGCACCATGAGCACCGTGCTTGTACAGCGCGCTACTACATACAAAGGTACAGCTTCTTTGAAAGAGGATGCGCCTACTGTTTTTGACGTTGAATCGGAAGAACTTGACGATCCTGAAGATTCGTTTACCAAACGCGGCAAGCGTACCCTTGCTTTCAGCACATTTGATTATTCACCAGATCAGCTTGTAGCTTATAAAGGCGGTGAGATTGCAGCCGATGGTGCCTGGGAAGAGCCCGACCAAACGCCGGAGATCGAAAGGAGCTTCCAGGTATTAGCCAAAACCGGCACATTGATCGAGATCCCTCGTGGCAAGCTTCGCGCGGTATTCAATGATGAGATGAAGCAGGACGGTGTTGCACTGTTAGAGATCTCTGTGACCGTGCTGAAACCTATCGGCCCTGGTGTTAAAGCCCTTCGTATATCTCAATATCAGAAACCTGTTGTAAACGCCGGGAACTCGCAAAATATAACTATAGCAACCGCTACTATTACAGGTACCGCAACAGCTTACCGCGGCGGGATAGCATCTCAGCTATGGTCTTGTATTTTAAAGCCGGTTGCCGCAGCTGATCCCGGAATTACTACGCCAAGCGCCTTAAGCACAGGCCTCACCGGGCTTGTAACCGGCGTGTACAAGTTTCAGCTTGATGTGAAGGATGAAAACGGCTTTGAAAACAAAGCAACCGTAACCATAACAGTAGCCCTGGCATAAGATGAGTGCAGAACAGAACGCGGCCGCAAGACTGCTTAACTATGGTATAAAGGTGCGGGTAACTGCACCTTTATTGTTTAGGCTATTCCGTAAGCGGACAATAGGCCTTTATATACTGCCCCCAAACCAGGGCACACTTTTAAGGATTGACCATCTTTTCCTTTCAACCGGCCTTACACCTGATCAGCTCGAACAGCTTGACGAGATGAATATCCACGAACTACATAAAGCGTACGGTATGACCATGACCAGGATAATAGCAACAGCCTGGCTGTACGGCAAATGGCGCGGTAAGCTGTTCACGGGCATTGTAGCCAAGTGGCTGTACTGGCACCTTAACAATACGCAGATGCTGACAGTGGTAGGCGTACTGGTTATGCTTAGCAGCAAGGAAAGTTTTACGAGTTCTATCAGATCGGTAGCAGCGATGAGAATGACGGTGCCGAACCTGAGCCAAAAAAATCAGGGGAGTTAACATGCCAAGGCATGCATAGCCCCTGGGGAGTTAACTACAGCATTTTAAAAGAACTGGGTTTCACCTGGGATTACCTGATGTGGAAGATCAGTTGGGTAAATGTGCTGATGATGCTGGCCGATGCGCCACGCTACAGCAGCAAAAATAAGGACGAGGCAACGGAAGCAAACTCATTCGAGGATTTTAAAGCCTTTATGGATTAAACAAATGGACGGATTAGGCCCTATAGATATTGATATTCTGATAAACAATCCTGCATTGCTTCGCTCATTGCGCCAGGCAGAGCAGGATACGCAGAACACGAACCGTGTCATCACCCGCGAAGGCCAGCAGATGAGCGAGGCGCTTGATGGCTGGGCTAAAAAGGCGGCGTTAGCTGCTACCTCTTTTTTTTCAATACAGGCCGCTCAGAACTTCGTGCAGGAGATCATCAAGGTACGCGGTGAATTTGAGCAGCTAAATGTCGCCTATGATACCATCCTGAAGAGTAAAGCCAAAGGTGATGCCCTGTTTGCCGAAACTGTAAAGTTTGCGGCTACAACCCCTTTTAATCTTACGGATGTTGCTACTGCCACCAAGCAGCTGCTTGCCTACGGCTTTGCCGCTAAAGACATCACTGATGTGCTTACCACCACTGGCAACATCGCGGCCGGTGTTTCTGCTCCGTTGGGTGATATCGTTTACCTGTATGGTACGCTAAAAACACAAGGCCGCGCATATGCGCAGGATATCAGGCAGTTTACCGGCCGTGGTATTCCTATCATCCAGGAGCTTGCAAAACAATTCCACGTGAGCGAGGAGGAGGTTAACAAACTGGTAGAGGCTGGTAAAGTGGGTTTCCCTGAAGTGCAAAAAGCATTTGAAAACCTGACAGGATCATCGGGCATATTTTATAACCTGATGGAAAAACAGAGCCATACCCTTACTGGTATGCTCAGTAACCTGGAAGATGCGTTTTCACAGATGCTGAACAGCATTGGTGAAAGCAACGAGGGCATATTGAAAGGAGGCATAGAACTGGCCTCAAGCCTGGTTACTAACTACCAGAAGGTAATTGATATTGTAGAGCTGCTGATAGTAACTTACGGATCATACCGTGCCGCATTGCTTTTGCAAACTGCTTCAACCATTGCAAGCACAATCGCATCCGGGGCCAATACGGTTGCTATAGGCCTTGAAACAGTTGCGTATCGCCTGCTCAGGGACGGACTTGAGGTATTGAACGCTGAGAAGATACTTACTATAGCCACTACAGCCGCTTATACTGCTGTGATCGCTGCGCTTGTTGTTGCATTGAAATCATGGAGCGATGCAAGCTCCCTAACCAATAGAATCAACAGCGAAACAACCGCTATTAACAGCGATGCCAATGTTCAGGTTGAAGTTCAGAAAACTAAGATTAATGACCTTACCAATATCATTAACGACCACAACAATACACAGGAGGTCAGGTTAGCGGCGCTTAAAAAGCTGAATGCTATTGCCCCTGAGTATTTAGGAAACATCACCCTCGAAACGGCTAATACGAAAGCTGCATCAAAGGCTATCAAAGATTATCTGGCAGATCTTGAAAAAAAGCTTCAGGGCGAAGCGGCATACAGTCAAAAGCTTGAAAACCTGAAAAAGATAGCTGAGCTTAAAACAAAGGGCATCGATGCAATCAGCAGTACGGAGCGCCTGGGATACAGCCTCAAGAACTTTTTTCATGGCACGATAACTACTTCGACCAAAGAGGAGCAGGATCTGATCGTTTCGCAGTTGATCAAGTCGTACCAGGACGCAAACAAGCAAATAGATGCCCAGTTCGGCGACCAGATCAAGAAAACGCTTGTAGGCGACACCGGAGCTAAAGACTTCGCATCTAAATTCAGCAAGGATCTGAAAGCCGCTTTAGCCGGTGATGGCGTTAAGGGTATCCTGGATAATTTCAATGCCATCCTGAAGGAGGCGAATAGCGAAACCGACCTTGAGGCGCTCAGGGATGGGTTGCAAGCTAAATTAAAGGCCCTGGCCCCAAATGATGCCCAAAAGGAAGTGCTTAAGAAAAGGCTTACTGAGGTAAAAGATCTTATTAAGACTTATGATCCTGGTGAGGATGTGAAATCTACTAATGCCGCTTTTAATGCTGGTGAACGATATAATGATGTTTTGCAAAAGATTTACCAGCTTAATGAAAAGTTCAATGGGCAATCTTTGGACGATGACAGTCAAAAACTTCAAGCAATAAGGGCGGAGTATGATAAACTGAGGGCTGATATTGATAAATATAATTTAAATCCGAAGAACACACGCAAAATAGACGCGAGCATGTTGCCAGGCAAGGAGCAAAATGCCCTTGATACACAAGTTGAGATTAACGAAAATTCGGCCATCGCTTCAGATATTGAAAAGCGAAAAGCTCTGTATGATGAATATTACGCATATCGGGAACGATTGGGCGAAGCTGCTGCAAATAAAGAGTATGCTGACCTTATTTCAAATGGTTCGGATTTTAAAACCTATTTAAAGACCATTGAAAGCTTGCTTTTGTCTTCTGATTTAAGTCCAGCTGCTTTTCAACAAAGAAAGGCAATAATAGACAAATTCAACATTGAGGCGACCAAAGATGAAGCTTCAAAAAACATTGAACTGCTTGCATCTACATTGACCTATGAACAGCAGCGCAATAACATAATAGCCAAGTATCTAAAACAAGCTTCAGATCTTCGCAAGCAGGGGCTCGATGAACAGGCGGCTCAGGCCCTTGCTAATGGGCAAGAAGAGCTGACGCAACTGGATACTACGAACATTGAAAAACTTGCAGCCTATAAAGAGCTCTTTGACGGCATACACACCATATCTACCGCAAGGGCTAAGCAGGATATTGCTTTTTTAGGCCAGTATATTGAAAAGCAATATGCAGCAGGAGAAAAGACAGAGGAAGTATACTTAAAAGTTAAAAAGCAACTTCATGACGCCTCAGTTGCCCTTAATGATTTAAATCCTGACAAACTTCTTGCGGTTGGTAGCGCTCTTGAATCATTATCTGGAAGTTTAGGCGGGATCAGCTCAGGCCTTGCAGATCTGGTTGGCGGTTTGGCTCATACGGTAAACTCAGTGGCGAACATTGGGAAGCTTAAAACCGCATTTGATTCTGCCGAGGGCTCACAGGCTAAATTTATAGCAGGCGCGAATTTGTATGGATCGGCAATAAGCTCAGCAGCCAGCCTGGTTGGTATCTTCACATCAGCAGCTAAAGAACGCAAGGAAGCTGAAGAGGCTTATCAAAACTCTGTTCTTACTTTCCAGAACCAGTATAAAATAAACACCATTGAGCAGATCAGGCTCCAAGAGCAGCTAAATGGCAACCTGTTTTTTAAAAGCTATCAAAAAGACATCATCAGCGCTACGAGCGCTCTTGCTATTGCCAATAAAGATTTTGAAGCCTCTTTAGGTGCATTACAGGGCGGGCAGGTCAAAGTAGGCCAAAGAAATGCCGTGGACTGGGGTAATGTAATGAAAGGAGCCGGAGCCGGAGCAGCACTGGGATCTATTATCCCTGGTATTGGTAACGCAGTTGGGGCAGTAGTTGGCGGAATTGTTGGAGCCATTGGAGGATTGTTCGGCGGCAAGAAAAAGAAGGATGTATTTGGGAGTTTGCTTACCGAATATCCTGAGTTAATTACCAGGGCTAAAGATGGCACTGATCAG